TGCAGACGGTCACCGACGCTATGGCCTATGCCACGGTGAGGATGTTGCAACCTGACAGGTTCAACTGGGTTCGAGTCGACTGGATCTGGCCCTGATGGCCGACAATCGTCTCGCCGAGGCCATCGACGTCCTTGTGCGCGAGCACATAGCTAGGGCGGCGCGGAAACCTTCCCACACGGCTTACCTATTCCTCAGTCGGTCACAGTGGGAGGCATTCAACCAGCGGGTGATTGAGCTGACCAACCGGCCCAGCCAATCTGAGTATCAGGCGGCGCGTGAATACCTCCAGCGGCACGTCTCGGAGGGCGACGAGTGAGCGTGCTCTACACCGGCGACCCGCACTTCGAACACGAGCGGATCATCGAGCTGTGTCACCGGCCGTTCCACGATGTCGACGAGATGAACAAGACGATCGTCTTTCGATGGAACCTGACGGTCCGGCCGGACGACATCGTGTACGTCCTCGGCGACGTGACCGGCGGCGGGCTGGCGGGCCTGCGCTGGGTCAGGGAGCTGAACGGCCACCTGATCTTGGTCGCCGGGAACCACGACCAGTGTCATCCGATGCACAGCAACTGGCGCAAAGCGATGCCGAAGTACCGGGACGCAGGCTTCGAGGAGATCGTGCCGTTCGTCACCAGGAAGATCGGCAAGCACCGGGTCTTGTTGTCGCACTTCCCGTACACAGCCGATCACACCGACGAGCCACGCTATGGCCAGTACCGGCTGCCCGACCTCGGGATGCCCCTCATCCACGGCCACACCCACCAGCCCACGCGGGAGAACGGTCACCAGCTCCACGTCGGTATGGACGCCTGGGACTTCACCCCCGTGCCTGAGCACTTGGTCGTGGCCTGGCTGGACGGATTGGAGTTGGCAGCATGATCATGCAGTGGAACCTCGACAAGCCACACCGGTGCCCGAGCTGCCACGCCATCTACATCGAACGACAGCCCAGCCGGTTCGTCATCTACCGGTGCTGTCGATGCGGCGTGGGCATCACCCGCTGGCCGTGGCTCGCACCGATCCTGCCGGACCGAGGGGTGGTGTGCGAGGAACATGGATGAGATCATGCACAAGGTCAATTTGATCCCCGGCTACGACCACCGGGACGACCCCGAAGGTTCGCGATCAGCGCACGGCCTGGAGTTGAGCTTCATCTCCCAGGGACCGCGCGGGGCCATCTCGTTCGACATCATGACCGGCTGGATGGTCGCGCCCCTCTACGGCCCCATGGTCCGTGGCCCCGGTCCCCAGCGCCGCGCCCAACGGCCGGGCGTTGATCATTCCGTCGCGGACATCTTCCCGATACCCGACGGCGTGTACTCGCACACGACCCTGCCGCCGAATGATCCCGAGAGGGAGCATTGGTACGCCTACCCCCGGGGGCGGTGCAATCTTCTCAACGTCGAGCAGTGCTACGGGATGTCGTCACACACGTTGCTGGCCGGGGACTTCCTGCGCCTGCTGGTCGAGAAGGGTGACGAGGCCGTCTTCGCAGCCCTGGACGAGCTGTATCACGATCCCGCCTGGCTGCCGGGGCCGATGTGAGCCTCGACTGCTTCGACCGCGAGGGTAACCCGATCTCGTATGACGAGTACGCCCGACTTCACCGGCGACCTCGCCTATTTGGTGATCATGAAGACCGACATCGACCCATACGAAGTGTCGACGGTGTGGCTGGGCATCAACCACCAGTTCCAGAGTGGACCGCCCTTGATCTTCGAGACGATGGTGTTCGGTCCCGGCCCGGAGATCGACGGCTGCTTCGGCAGGTGGTCCACGGAGCTAGAAGCCCTGATTGGCCACGAAGAGATCGTGCAACAGGTCCGGAAGTTGATCACCGCTGACGACGTGGAGAAGCCCGATGACGACTGACATGAATCGCCCCGACATGCAGGGCATCTCCCAGCGGGGCAGGCGGTACTTCACGGACAGCACGGTGATCTTCGGCGCTGACCTCGCGCACCTCGCGTTCGATTTCGGTCAGCTCATCGGGTATGTGCATCGCTTGGAGACCGAGCGCAACACCTGGGCTCGACAGATGGCCGACCTCCATGATGTCGTCGAGACGGCCGACCAGATCGCAGCCGCAGCCTTGCAGCAGCGCTCCGACGTCGAGACGGAGCGCAACGTGCTCACGGTCGAGGTCGAGGATCTTCCGAAACGGATCGGCCGGGACGTGATCAACATCGCCCTGGACTACACCGACGACAGCCGGGACATCATCGCCTCGATGCCATTCGGGGCAACGATCATGCAGGTGTTCGGCGAGAAGTACGGGGCCGAACTGGAGTGGGAGCGGACGAATGGCAACTGATCTCGGCGAGGCCTGGTACGCCCATCCCGATGACCTGATCGGAGGTTGGTGCGTCATCACCGCCGATATGACACCCGGTGATGCGCAGGACAAGCTCGGAGTCGGCCCCGATGCCGGGTGGCGTGAAGTCGCCAATTTCGTGCGCGAGGCAGACGCCCGCCACATCGCCTTCCTGCACAACCTGGCCAACGAGATGCTACCGATCACGCGCGCGCAGATCCGGACGATATACCACCAGGCCGACCATTCGATCCCCGACCCCGTGGTGAAGGCTGCGCGCGAGATGGCCGACGCGGCCCAGGCGTGGCACCGGGCATCCGTCATCAATCTTTGGCTTCTTGGCATCGTCACGTTCTTTGCCCTGCTCGGCATCGTGACCGTGACCGTGCGACCGTTTGGCGACTGGACCAGGCTGATCGGGTTCATCGCCAACGGGATCACGATCGGCCTGTCGGCGGTGTCGGTCACCTGGGTCCGACGCGTCATGAAGCGCAAGCGGGAGCGATTCCGGGAGACCGTGGTGACCTACCTCACGGCCATGACCGACTCTGGACGGCTAGACGCCGACATCGCCCGGCTGGAGGCTGAGGTCGGCATCCGCGTCCGGCCGCTGCCACGCCAGAGGAAGGGCCAGTGATGGACGCCATCGAGAGGGACGTGCTCGATGAGCCTTAGTGAACAGGAGTGCGTGGCCTGCGGCGACAAGGTGCTGTACCTGGCTACCGACGGCCGGTGCGACGGGTGCGTGGCCCAGGGGCACGGCTGGTGGACCACGAAGGAGGTCGCCGACTACCTCGGGGTGAAGCTCGGCACGGTGAGCGCCTATCACCACCGTGGCGAGATGCCGCGAGCGGAGGAACGGTTCGGGCGCACCTACGTCTGGCGCCCGAGGACGATTACCGAATGGAACGAAAACCGGCCACGGAGGCGGCATAAGGCGTAATGCCATACACTAAGCCGACCAATCACCACGAAAAGGAGCAAGACCATGCAATTCCTCACCCGCCTGAAGGACCGCCTGAAAAGCGCGCGCCCGGATATCGTCGAGCCGTCGCTTTTCCGGCTGGCACTCCACACCGAATCCCTGCGCCTCAAGGACACCAAGCTCGGCAGCGCGTTACGAACGGTAAAAGCCAACGAATGGACCGACGAAGACCTGTCGATATTCGCGCGCATCGAACTGGCCAGGCACCAGATCATGGCTAGCACCATGCCGCTGGGCGAACCCTACGGAGTCGGAACGACTGTCGGCCGGATGGCCGAGCGGGCGTCCAAGGGGTCGGACGAGGCCCGGCTGTTGTACCTGCTGACCCTCATCCAGGAGCCCATGGCTCCGCTGGAGATGGGCACCTGCTGTGGAATTTCCACGGCCTACCAGGCCCATGCCCTGCCGCTGCACTCGCTCCTGACGTCCCTGGAGCTGTCGCCGACCCTGGCTGGCGCTGCCCGCATGGTCCTCGACCTGTCCGGCGTCGACCCGAGCAAGGTGGACATCAGCATCGGGGACTTCGCTGACACCTTCCGGGACGCCATGGGCGACCCGGTGCCGGACTACGCGTTCGTGGACGGCAACCACTACTTCGGCCCGACCATGGCGTACTTCGGCGCGTTGGTCGACGAGTGCAAGCCGGGCGCGATGCTCGTCTTCGACGACATCAACTGGTCCGACGAGATGAAGCGCGCGTGGGCCGAGATCCAACAGCATCCGCGCGTAGCCGAGTACGCCGACGTCCACACCATGGGCATCGTGGTGCTCCGATGAAGGGCCTCGTTCTGGCCGTGGTGGCGCTGCTCGCCGCCGGGTGCTCAGGGGCCAACGGAGCGAGCGAGCCGGAGGGGACGCAGGTGACCGAGGAAACGCCCCAGGAGGCCAGCAGCGCCCCGTGGGACGATCCCTGGCCACTCAGCACGCCGGTGACGACCTCCGGCTGGGAGATCACCGTCAACGAGGCTTACGCGAGCACCGGCGCGCCCGACCCGGAGAAGCCGGACATGGGCGTGCCGGAGCCGGGCACCGTCAACGTGATCGCCAACATCGAGGCCGTCCGGATCGGCCCGGACCCCGGCGAGGTCTACTCGTTCGACGGCGGCTTCAGCCTCGGCCTGATGTCGAATAGCGTGGAGATCGGCGAGATGTACGCCGTGCGTCCGGCCGACGAACTGACCAATGGTCTGGTCGCGCCCGGCGGGGTGATCACCGGCTCGTTGATCGTCGCCATGGACGTGCCCGAGGATGCTGTGGCCGGTTCGGTGCTGATGGTCCGGGATCACGGCGTGGGCGAGGTCGGCTGGCTGGAGTGGTCGGGCGAGATGCGCTGATCCGGCCCAAAGTCGAACGGCCCTCCTTACCGCGAGTAGGGAGGGCCGTTCTGTACGCTGATCGAGATTCACATGATGACCCGTAGCTCAGTTGGTAGAGAGAGTGACCGTTAATCACTAGGTCGCAGGTTCGAGTCCTGCCGGGTCAGCGTGACCCCTCCCCGTCGCAGCCGGGGAGGGTGCACTATTTCCCCTGATGGAGGGCATACCAATGGCCACACGCGAGCACCGCGCCCTTGCTGCTGCCGTCTTGAATGACGCAGCCACGGCGCTGGAGACTGACCCGGCCATTCGGCCGTCGCAGTTCGCCTGGCTGTACTACCCGGACCAGATGAAACAGAAGAAACGGGACCTGGAGTATGCCGCCCAGAAGCTGCGGTACCGGGCTGAGGACATCTTGGCCGGAAAGATCGACCTGCCCGAGGGGGGCGAATGATCGGCGATCCGAAGCTGATGACCGAGCACCTAACAGAGTTCGTCGAGGACATCGCGGATCAGTTCGCCAGGGAACCTGCCGCCGCCCTGGCGCGGTTCTCCTCAGCAAATATCCCCGCCGCCCGGTGGCAGGAACTACTTGACGGCACCGGCAAGCCCATGAGCCTCCTGGAGGCGTCAGATCTCGGCCTGTGGATGGGGCCAAGTCTCGCGTTCTGGCAGAACCTGTGGCGGATCAACAACCCGGAGTCGACGATCGCGAAGAAGTACAAGGGGCGAGGCGGCACAGCATGAAGGACATCATCACGCGGCGCTTCGCGTTGCTGTGGGGCTGGGAGACCATGGCGGTCTGCCAGCACATGAAGATTCAGCAGCGGCGCATACGGCTAGGGTCCCCGTGGTCGGATATGAGGTTCTGGTACGGCCAGGCTCGGGTCGTTATCGAGCCCTCAGAGGCCGAAACTCCCTGACCTGCGTGTTTAACCCTGTCTTAAGTCATGTATGGACTTGCCCATACATGGATTATGACTGGGTTAGCCCAGCACGTTCACGAGGTCTTCAGGTCGATGTCGGGGATGATGGTCTCGGGCTTGAAGATCACCCGGTAGTGATACTCGTCCACGTCGATGGCCTCGGTCTGCTCGACGAAGTAGGACACGTTGTCGGATAGCCCGAGGAAGTGCTTCTTGAACTCGTCGGGGCCGATCTTGCAGGTGACCTCCAGGGAGCCTCCGAGTGCGGAGTCCCCGGACTCGACGGAGCACCGCCCCTCGATGGTCAACAGGTACTTGTCGGTGATGCCGTTGAAGAACACGATGCGGCGCTCAACCTCGAACTGCTCTGCCGCCTTGGACAAGTTCTTCGAGGCAACATCAGCATCCGATGAGCACGCACCGATCAGCAACAGGCTCGCCAGCGCCAGTCCTGCAAGAATTTTCTTCATACCAATCCGTCCGTTTCCGTTGTCATGCCATACTGGTCCGGCTCCATCCGGGGATGGAGTAGGCCCGGCCAGACTCCCACATTCGTACCCCGTTCTGGGGCTGGCCGGGCCGCTCAAACGTGGTGATACAGTCGGAACTCCTTTCGTGGTGAAAGGAGAGCGGCCCGGGGAGCCAGTCCCCGGGCCGTTCGCTTTCCGCAGGTCAGAGGTCACAGGTGCGCCAATGCGTCTCGGCCAAGTCGACGCAGACCGCACACCAGTCTTCCTCGCCGGTGATCTCTTCAATTACTTCGTCGTCGGCGACCCTGACACCGCACAGCGCGAAGTCCGGGTTGCAGTAGCAGATGAAGTGATCGAGGTCGCGGCCGTCGACATCTGGCGGCGTTTCAGTCGGCAGGGTCTGGGTGGACACGTTCCTCATACTCCCACTCGGCAGTCTGGGCACGCATCTGCTCGCACTCCTCGCAGTGGCAGAGCCAGAGCGCCAAGCAGATCTTGCCGGTGACCGACCAGCCGAGCACGCACACCTTCCGGCCGTACTCGTCGAAGCCAAAGCCAACCGGCAGCAAGCTCTTCCAGCTCTGCCAGTAAACCTGTGGCCGGTAGAACCACCAGCGCCGTCCGAGCACGGAGTGCCGCTCAGGTTTGTCGCAGCAGTAGTTGGCGAAGTAGTCGTCCTCGACCTCGCGCGTGATGGGGCAGTAGTAACGGCTCATCGACCCTCCCCCGTGGGGTCGATGAGCCGTTCGTCCTCGCCGGTGGTGTTGATCGCCAGCGACAGCCCATCCGGGAGCCCGGTAAATGCGTGGCAGGCACCGCAGTAGCCGTGCTTGAGGTCTTCGGGGTGATGACTGGTCCGGCCACACGCCGGGCAGGTGAAGCTTTCGTCGGTCATAGACCCTTCTTCCAGGCCCGGCGCTCGCGCTTGTGCGCGCCCCGCTTGATGCTGCGGCGGGCTTTGTTGTGGTTGTTCAGGTAGCAGTACCAGCGACGCCAGCCGGTGAACATGTCCTGCTCGGCACCCGTCACTTTGACCCGTCGGCCCATGCCCTCGGCCTTAGCTGCATCGAAGGCAGCGATCACGACCTCGACGGGCTCGTCGTCCTCGTAGAAATCATCAGGTGGCAGTGTCACGAACGGGGACCTTACAACCAGCCTGGCCGGTCCGGAGGGCGATTCTCCCTTTGCCCCAAATGCCCGAACAGCGCGGTCCCCGGGGCAGGCACACGCGCCCCGGGGACCGCTGAAGGCTGGTCGCGAAAGCGGAGAGGACCAGCCCTCGACCAAGACACTACCGGGCGTAGTGTTCGCCTGTCTGGCGCGCATGTGAGCAGCTACCGTGGTATATCCGAGGCGGGACTGTTCGTCTCGCGAATCCCCGGAGGGACCGAATGGATGACGACTGCGATATCTGCGAACGTTTACGAGCCGAGCTTCAAGAGGTCATAGGCAATAGCGAGGCCCACATGGACGTCACCGCTAAGTGGGAAGAACACGTTTACCGCGACCATGCCATCTGAGGTCGAGCAGCACTTCGAGGCAGCCAAGGCGGCTGCGCTGGGGGCTGCACTCGGGTACCGGTCAGAACTCAAGTTCCAGATCGATCTTCTGCTGAACGCAGCTATGCCGCACCTGCGCGCGATCATCGAGCAAGACACCATCGACGACGACGTGTTCACCCTCGTCGATGAGAGCTTCGGCTGGCCAGGTGGGTCGGCCCGGGAAGTGGGAAACATCTTCATGGCCTACGGGGCCGTACTCATCAAGCGAAGGGAAGAAACGCGTAATGCCACGACGAATTAAGTCGGCTCCGACGCCGGACACCGCGTCGATCGAGGACGTGTGGGAACTTGTCGGCGAACTCACGCCCCAGCAGCGACACTGCCGCGAGAAGGGGCACCGGTTCGACATCCCCTACGACGTGGACGTCGACCTCTTCTCCAACGAGTGGATCGAATACACCAAGTGTGCGTGCCACGTCTTAAAAATCCAGCGTGTGCACCGCGACAGTGGCAGGCTCGGCAAGAAGAGGACCGACTACTCCGAGTCCCCCGGCTACGTCATGAAGGGCAAGGGGCGCATCGACAAGGACGGCCGGGGCGTTTTCCGGATCGCCAACCGGGAAGGTAACCCGATGTATCGCAAGGCGCTGGCCAAGGCGCAGCGCAACCAGAAACGCACACGGAAAGCGAGCTGATCATGGTCCGCTGGGTAGAGACGATCATCGTCGAGGTCTGTAGCCGTTGCCATGAGAACAGCGGCTCGATGGTCCCGACGGATGCCTCGGAGGATGTGACGATCGGGGGTGTCGCGTACCGGCTCGATCTTTGCGCCGAATGCAAGAAGGAAATGTTCGACCCGTTCGCCACTGAGATCCAGCGGATCGGCATCAAGGCCGGACCGCCCAGTCCGGGCAAGCCCCCAGCGTCGATGGCGAAGGCGTCGCAGCACTTGGTCCCCGGGCACCCGGAGATCACCAATGCACTGGAATGTCCCGTATGTAAGCGAGTTACCACCATGTTCAACAATCTGCGAAAGCACATCGAGGACAGTCACTCGAAGTTCTACACATCCGACAAGGGCTTGCCCTGGGTCCTGTCGAGGAAGGGCAGCGGCCATAGCGTCCCCTGCCCATACTGCGGCGCGACGCCTAAGGGGGTGACCGGCCTCGGATACCACCTTTCCGCGCAACACGACAACATCTACCAGCCTGGACAGGCTGCACTGATCGTTGGTTTCCATCTCGCAGATGCGATGCGAGCCAACAAGACAGTTGAACCGTCGCCAATCCCTGGCATGGACAAGGCGAACAGTTCCGGCTAAGTTCATGGTCAACGCGAGCGCGGTGACGCCACACACACCTGCACTCCGGCCATGGGGGGCTCAGCCGAGGACAGGGGCCGACGCCGCGCTCGCGGACATCACATCCAGTGATCGCGGAAGGAGTGTCAGGTGCTCCAACTCAACCGGCCCACGGTGGAAGGTGCGTGTGAACTCACGTGGGTGAAGGGGGAATCCCGGTACCTCCATCGCCAGGTGGATTTCGTACAGATGCGTGACGTCAGGCAGGGTGCCGCGTCACCGGTCGTACAGTTCACCCGGCGCGACTGGTCCCGTTTCCAGAAGGTCGCCCATCGGCTACAGCCAGCAGTGGGTGGTGGCTACCGCCTCGGCGACCTCTTCTATCGCACGAACGACTGGGACGCTTTCTGCGCGGCCATCCGGGTCAACGCAGTTCGTCTTCCTAGCAGGGCACGACACGCGAGACTCACCCCGGCGGTTGTCGGGGTGTAAACGATGACGGCCCGGACGGCGTTCCGCCCTGCACGCGGCGTCCGGGCCGTCTTCGATTTCCATGACTTGCATCGAGGAGGAGAGCCGACATGCAAGTTCAACCACCACGAAGGGAAAGGCACACATCATGAACCAGCAAAACCCGAGCTTCCCGCCAGTACCTCCGGAACCTGAGCAGCCGCAGATGCCGCAGCCTCAGCAGTTCATCCAGCCGGGCTACGCCATGCCGTACGTCAGTATCGCGCCGCAGCAGAAGACCAGCGGCCTGGCCATCGCGTCCATGGTGCTCGGCATCGTCTGGCTGGGGTGGCTGGGCAGCCTCCTGGCGGTGATCTTCGGGCACATCGCGCTCAGCCAGACCAAGGACGGTAGAGCCGGTGGCCGGGGTATGGCTATCGCCGGTCTGGTGCTCGGCTACGTGGGCGTCCTGACGTTCGTGTGGTTCCTGATCGCCATGGGCAGCGCCGCCGATTCTGTGGATTCGGGCTACCAGAACTGATCGTTCTGTATTAGAGTTTGACCCGAGGCCCTTTCCCAGGGGAGACGCTACAAAGAGTCCTCCTGGGTTAGGGCCTCATCAATTCCTGGACACGTAGAAAAGGCCCCCCTCCCGCCGAAGCGAGAGGGGGGCCTTCTCTAAGGGTGGCAGGCACCGGGCAGGTACTGCCGTGTGGGGGTTGGGGGGCAACTCCCACACGCCCACCCGGTGCCTGGTCCGTCAGCCACTGTCGGTGCAGATCCGATCGCGCCTGTGCGAAGGGTACGGATCGGTTCGGCGCGACTGGCGAACACTTCGGACTGTAAATGCCGCCCAGGCGCTCCGCAACTCCAAGATCTATTTATCCAGGTATGTGGCTTCTGTTACCGGTGGCGGACCTTGAGCTTGATTGTCCGGTCGTCCTCGCGCCCGCCCACGGTGACGATGTGGCAGGTGACCTCGACGTCCACAGGGACGACCCCGCCGGAGATCACAGCACTGACCACACCGTCCTCGACGGTGGGTGTCTCGATCTCCAGCGAGTCCGCCGGGTCCTGCGTGATCGTGGGCGTGCCGCTGATGACGTCGGCGTCCTCGTGCAGCAGCCAGGCCCGCCAGTCCCACTCGTACGGCAGCACGGCGTCGGGGTCGTGGAGGAAGGTATGGCTCATGGGGTGGGGACCTCCAGTCGGCGGGTTTCAGCGGTGACGACGAGGACCCGCGACTCGGCCTCGATAACGAACACGTGGGTCGGCGGCAGGGGCGGCGCGCCGCCCGGATCGCTGAGCACTCCGGCCAGGTCAACGAGAACCGCCAACGAGCCCGCCAGCGACCCCACGGAGGCCGTGGGAGCGTCGAGAAGGCCCGCGAGGTCCAGGACGATCGGCAGCGTCCCGGTAAGCCCAGGAACGGGCACAGAGGGTTGCGCGAGCACGCCTGCGAGATCGAGTTCGACCGGGAGTGCGGCGGTCAGTGTCGGCACGGTCGCGATGGGCGCATCGAGCACGCCGCCGAGATCGATGGTCAGGCTCAGCGAGCCGGTGATCTCAGGCAGGCCAGAGGTCGGCCGATCTAGCACGCCGTCGAGGTCGATCTCCAGGTCGAGCCCGCCAGTGACGGTGGGGACGCTGGCGATCGGCGCGTCCAGGACGCCGCCGAGTTCAATCTCCAGGGCCAGCGAGCCGGTGATCTCGTCGACGGGTGCCGGACCGCCGCCGATCGGATCGGCCTCGAAACTGTCGACGCGGACGGTGGTGCTCGCGTTCAGGTTGGATCGGAAGCCGTCGATCCCGGCGTAGTGGCCAGTGGTGATCGCCGCAGGAGCGCTGTCGACGATGGTGTTGATCAGCGAGCTGTTCTGGTAAACCCTGATGGTCGATCCCTCGACCTCGACCCGGAAGATCTCGGTCGCGCCGCTGAACACTAGTGCGGTGGTGTTGACGAGGTAGACGAAATCGCTGATGCCGCCGCCGTTGTATCGCCGGATCTGGTAGAAGCCGGTAAGGAACCCGCCGGTCGAGCCGCGCTTGACGCAGTACCGAGCCGGGGAGACCACGGACGACGCCGCCTGGCGCATGCAGATACCAACGTCGCCGTAACCGGCCGACGGAGTATCGGCGAAGACGATCTCGACGGACATGTCGTCCGAACCGAGATCGACCTCCATCCGCTCGACGGCCTCGACGCTGATGGTGTTGATTCCAGCCGTGTTGCTGCCGGTGACGTATCCGGCCTGGGCCGTCGTCCAGGCTTGATCAGGGCCGAGCCCAGCCCCGGTTCGGCCGTCGTACGTCTCCAGTGCCACGGTTAGACCGGGAACGCCGCCGTGACGGGAGCGGACGTCAGGTCCAGCCGCCCGTCGGAGTTGAAGCTGACGGGGCTGTCCACGGGGCGGATCTCCCAGACACCACCGGCGTTCCGGAAGATCAGGTGCGTCACCGGGCCACCGTTGACCGGGCCGTCATACTCCAGCGTGGCGGTGATGTCGGCTTCGCCAGACGCGGCTGCGCCGTAGGTCGGAGCCAGGGCGGCGTAGCCGTTGCCGGTGATCTCGTCACCTGCCGTTGCCCCGTCGGCCAGACCGATCGACACGATGTCAGCGGTGATCATGTCGATCACGTCTTCGAGGAACGCCATTGCCGACTCCTTACGGTGGATGCGCGAAGGTGCCGCCCCCACCAATCGATGGGGGCGGGGACAGGTGCAGGGGCTACTAGATGGAGGCGACGGAGAAGACGACCGGCCGTTCGATGCTGTCGAGCAGGACGAAGGTGTCCACGCCCTCTTCCACGCCATCGTCGAGCGTGAAGACGTTGACCGGCTCGGAGTCGGTGGTCTCCGTGAGTTCGTAGACCTCGACGTAGGACAACTTCACCGATGAGCTGCCGGTGCCGGTCACGGTGTTGTTGTGAGCCATGGTCATCGCGACCTGGGTACCCCGGCGCATATCGTCAGAGATCTGGTACTGCCAGCCCGTGGGCTCGGGGGTGCCGTCGTACCAGAGCCGCCCGCGCACCACGTCGCCGATGGCTTCCAGGCGCACCCACGTGACGGGCTTGCCGACCGTGGTGACCTCTCCGGCAAGGTTCTCGATCAGCATCGTGTAGCCGTCGAACTCGCGGTTGCCGGTCTGTGTCTCGGTCTCGTCGATGGGTGAGCGGCGAAGCAGCCGGATGATCTGCCCGGCCACGGTTTCGTCGCGGCCGGGCAACTCGAACAACATCGAGGTACCGGGGCCGAACTTGTCGCCGGGCGTGCGCGCGCCCACGATGTCGGTCGTCATAGCCGCGCGGATCGTGGGCACCCAGAAGGCGTTCGCGTAGCCGGTCTCAGCGATCTGGTACTTGATCAGGATGCCGTGGTCGGGCGACAGGTCGTCCGGCCCGAGCAGCCATGCCTTGCTGCCGACCTGGTTGCGATCCAGTGTCAGCGTGGTGCCGGTGACGTCGGTCGAGACAGCGCCGCCGTTATCGACCTCCGTGGTCAGCCAAGCGGGCAACGTGCCCGAGGCGAAGTCGGTCAACTCGATCGTGGTCCGGCCAACCGGCGGGGCCGCTTCGGTGGCGTCGTCACCACGCCCGGTCATGTCGACGACGAGCGCGATCCGCTGAACCCGGCCATCGGTGCCGGAAGGGGTCGCGGTGGCGTGGATGGCGAACCGGTCCACGGGCGCGAGAGAGGTCCATTGGGCGATCTGGAACCAGACCCGGCCACCCATCGAGGCCGAGTAGGTGTACGTCTGAGTGGGCTGGTCGTAGGACAGCCGGAGCCATCCCGGACCGCCGTAGAGCACCGTGCCGAGGGTGTCGGCAGTGGTCACGTTCGCCCGGGTACCGGCGGTGTTCGTGGTGCCCCAGCGGTGGAAGGCGAAGAAGTTCCGGTCGGCCCGGAACGTGCCGGTCTGGGCCGCACAGTAGCAGGCGGCACGGACGGCCTGCATGGTCGTAGAGTTCAGGCCGAGCAGATCGAGGCCCTGATTTTCCAGGTTGATCGACTCTTCGGCGAGCGACACCGCGTAGTCGAAGTTGCCGCTGACGGCCGTCCAGATGTATGGCCCTTCGGGCGCGGTGACGCTGGACGAGAGCGAGTCCATGTCCTGCGATGCGGCGATGGCCAGCTCGCAGTAGCCGTCAGCGACGGTGACCGTGGAGCCGGTCGGCTGAACCGCGGTCCAGCCGTCGGGCAGCGCTACCCCGTCGAACCGGGTGATCGTCACGGAGCCAGCCGCCTCACGATGATGTCGCCGTCGACCGCGCCCACCGGCGTCGGGTCGTCGTGATCGATGACCGGCCACACTTTGGCCACATCGGCGATGTTGACCTTGGCGTCGAGCGCGGCCTGTAGGCCGCTGATGCTGACGAGCGTGTGGGTATGGTTACCGGCGGCGACCTGAGACGAGCCGCTTCCCACCGGGAGCCTGGCCACGTCGACGGTGCCGGACGTGATGGCCGCGCCCGAATGGGAGTGGTCGGTGGGGGCCGCGCCAACCTCGGTCGGGCCGAGCACCACGACGCCGGTCTGTCCGTTGACCGACGAGACGGGTGACACGATGTCGCCGGGATCGGCGGGCACGAAATGGCTGGTGCCGTCGTCCCAGATCCAGGTGAAGCCGTCTGTCGGTGGCCAGTCCGACTCGTCGAATAGCGCGCGGAACTCCTCCAGCGCGACCAGCCGCTCGAAGATCTCATCGGAGAACGGGGTGAGCCGGAACGTCGGGTCGGTGAATGGAGTGCCGCCCTGGCCGACGATGTAGACGTCGCCGTCCGGGGCGTCGAGCACGGTGAACGTCAGGATCTGCCCGGCCGTCTCCCAGACGTCCGACGACGAGATCGTCGTCGCAGGGGTGCCCGTGTGGTCGAGCAGGTCGGTAAGCGCGTTGGAGTCGACGTCGTAGATCTGGAACTGCTGGGGCAGGGTCGGGATGAGAACGTCCCAGCCGAGCAGTGGGTCGCCCGGCGGTTCCGGGTCGACGATCGGGTCGCCCGCCTCGTCGGTCAGCCCGGCGGTTGCCCCGAGGGCTATGGCAAAGTCGGAGGGCGTGCCCGCGTACCGGCGGTCAACCATCGGATGAGTCCCCTATCGAGTTGTGGCGGACGGCCAGCTCAGCCCTGGGTCAGCGGCGTGGGCTGCGGTGACACCTGTGCCCGCGTGATGAAGGCGTAGGTCGCGAGGATCAGGCCGGTGACACCGCCGACGAAGGCGTCGGACATCTCCAGGCCGTATTCGGCGAACAGCGCCACGAGTGCCGAGAAGGCACCGGTGAGCAGAGCGGGAGCGACCGGTCGAGTCGTCCACGCGAGCACGATGGCGGCGATCACGGCGGTACCGGCGGCAGCCTGGCCAGCGTTCAGCCAGGACAGGTTCATCGCTGCGAGAACGACGAGGACAGAACCGAGCAGGGCTATGAAGGCCGCAGGCTCGCGGCCGAAGATCTTGAACTGCATGGGTGCTTCCTTTCGAGGGCGGTAGCACGCGGATGGGCACGTCAGGTCACGGCGCAGGTGTAGGTCGGGTTGGCCGGGTCGAACGGGTCGGTGCGTTCGCAGACGTAGCTGAAGGTGAGGTAGCTGAACGTCCAGGACTGGGGCGGCTCCCCGTCGGTGCCGGGCTCGCCGTCAGGTCCGGGTTCACCCGGTTCGCCCGGTTCGCCTTGTGGGCCAGATGGTCCAGGCGCGCCCTCCGGGCCTGGTTCACCGGCGGGTCCTTGCGGTCCGGTTCCGCCTTGCGGCCCGGTCGCTCCCGGCTCGCCGTCGGTTCCGGGTTCGCCGGGAGTGCCGGGCTGCCCTTCCGAACCAGTTGCACCAGGAAGACCCTGATCGCCCTGCGACCCAGTTCCACCGGTCGGTCCAGGCGGGCCGGTCGGACCGGCCACTCCGGGAGGTCCGGCGGGGCCACGATCACCGGCCGGTCCCTCGCGCACTTCGACGTCCGGGATGTCCTCGACCCGATCTCCCGGGTCCGGCACGGCAGGCTCATGGCCGGTGTCCTCGACCTGCTGTCGGAGGGTTCGTACGTCGTCGGCCAGCAGGTCGATGGCTGTCTGCCGGGACTCGGAGGTCTGCTCCGAATTGGAGATCCGACCGGTCAGGTCGTACATGATCAACAGGAGGATGGCGAAGCCGATGGCTAGAGCCGCGACGACCAGCCAGTAGCTGATCGACCCTCGGTTCCGATAGATCCGAGTCATCATCAGGTGCTCCGGTAGGCGACGATGGCACCGACGATGATGCTCACGAGGATCGGGAACACCAGGCCCGTGAGCGCCGCCCGCCAGGCCCACGTCAATCGGCTCTTCAGGTCGTCGATCTGCTTCTGCATGCGCTCGTTCGCCGAGGCGACATCCGTCGCGATGTCAGTGAGCTGCGCCTGGAAGTAGTTCCGCTCGGCCGTGTACAGCGCGACGTCAAGGTGCTTGGCGTCTGCGGCCCGGCGTTCGGCAGCGTGCCGCTCCTCGAAGCGATCGAGGCGTCGGGTCAGCTCACCGATGGTGGTCGGGTCATCGGCCACGATCAGCTTCCGAGTCGACGACCAGCTCCACGCGCGCCTCATCGACGAAATCGCGGAACACGTCGTCGACCTTCGCCCCGAACGCCGCCATCAGCGCGTCCGCGTCGATGCCCTGACCCTTGGCCAGTTCGGCGACGGCACCGACGAGCCCGGCTACTGTGGCCTGGAGCTTCACCGTGTTGGCGTGGGTGCTGTAGAGAATGTCGGCGACGGTGCGCAGGTCCCGGACCTTGTTGCGGTCCTCGTCGACGTATTCCTTGTACTTCGCGCCGAGGATGCGTCCGGCCACCTGGTCACCGGTGGGCAGCGACATGACGCGTTGGAGCGCCATGCCCGCCGTGCTGGTCGACTTGCCCAGCTTCATGCCGTGAACAGCGGCCTGGATGACAGGCGTGTCAGCCTTCTTATCGAGCATGTCGTCGTCTCCTGTCGCGTTCGCTGTGGCCCGGTACTGCTCCCAGGGCACGATCGACACCCTTGGTCCGTCGTCGGCTCGTTTGTTGGCGAGGCCGTTCCGTCCGGCCTTGTAGTCGTTGACCTGGTTCTTCGCACTGGAGGAGAGGTCGGAAGATCCGATGGCGATGCCGTGGATGTGCTCGCCCCAGTTGCCCTGATCCGGGGTGCGGTACCAGGCGGCGAAACCGACCTGGCGAAGGATCTTGACCAGCCTGTTGCGGTCGGCGGCGGTGAGGTCGCGTGAGCGGAGGTCAACCGCCCCGTTGCCCGCGTGCGTACCGGCCGACTCCTTGCCCTGGCTGTACGAGCCCTGGACGGCGACCAGCGGCCTGCCGAATAGGCGCTCGGCCTCGACGAGCATGTCGCGGGTGCGGGCGTCGAACCGGTAACCCTTCCAGGCGACCGTGCTCGGCCCGCCCATCAGCTCGCGCCTACGACGTCGACCTGCTGGACGGAGAAGAACGACCGGCCAGAGGTCTCAGCGCCCTGGATCGTGCCGGTGGTCCCGTTGCTGACCGAGAAGTGGTATCGAGTGCCCTCGGTCAGCAAGAGGATGTCGTTGAGGAACGCCGAATTGCGTAGGTAGCCGTTCACCAGGACCGAGGTCGACTCCAGCAGCAGCGATCCGCTGTTGGGTGTGTTCGCCGTGGTGTTGCCACGCATTTGCAGGTAGACGTATCCGAGCTGCCCCGATACGGCCCGCTCGTAGTTGAACTGGGCGGTCAGCCGGTAGTAGCCGGTCTCCGGCACCCGGAACTGCGAGGAATGACCACCGCCCGCCCAGTCACCACGAGAGAAGTTGTCCGCCATGGTGCCGAGGAAGTCGACAGTCGCCGTTGGAACGCTGCCGCCTGCTGTGACGCTGCGCCGGAGGAGGTTAGCCCCGCGGCCGTGGGCGATCTCGGCGTATGTGCCGTCGATCGGGACGCGCAGCGACTTCGACGGCGCGTAGAAGATCAACGAATCGAGGTCCGCGTGGGGGGCCGTGGCGATCGACTGGATGAAATAGAAGTCGGTCGGCGGCGGCGTCGCGACGCGGGTCAGGTCGCCGGAGGCCAGCGCACCCTGGTTGTGTGCGATCTCAACCTGAGCGATCGGCAACTGGTACTGAACGCCCTCGTTCCTAATGACGCTGACGTACGGCGGCTGCGGGTTCGGGCTGGAAGTGCCGGGGACGCGGGCGAGAGTGACGGCCTTGGTAGTCCAGTTGGCGTTCAGCACCAGCAGGTCGATGCGCCCCAGACCGGACGTGTTCGACGGGAACTGGAAGATCTCGGCCTCGGTGAACTCGGTAAAGATGCCACCGACGTTGGCGGTGCCCGTGCCCACGGAGACCCTGCGGTCGCCGGTCGTCGCGGTGACGACCAGATTCTCCACGGCGTCGTTGGCGACCAGCCCCTGGAACTTGGACCACTTCAGGTCGTCGTAGGAGCCGGGGAATCCAGCGGTGACGATGGTCATAGGTTCTTCTCCAGGCTCTCGATCCGTCGGAGGGCAATGCGGATGGTCCGCGCAGTCATCTCGTCCATGTCCTCCATCGGCGCGCCCACTTGGACGGTGCCGCTCTCGCCCGAGGCCGACCAGCTCGCCTCGACGGTTTCGATGAGCCCGTCGACGAGCCCAATGGGCTGGCCGTTGTCGTCCTGGTCGATGTAGGCGCGCACCCGGTCGCCGGGCGCGTAGTGGACGAATGGCCGAGCGTCGGGGGCCGCTGAGATGTCGGTCATGAACGACGAGCGGGCGATGTTCTCCTGGAGGAATTCCAGGCCATCGACGGCGAGCAGGTCTTCGAGGTTGGGGTCGGTCGGCGAGATGTCGCGCCGGTCCTTGAAGACCTCGTAGATGCCCCACGCGGCGCGGTCGTCGGCGTCGATGTACCGGCGGAAAACGCGCAACTCCATCTCGCCACCGGCACCGGTGATCACCGTGTTACCGGCGGTCTCCCTCGACGTGCGGTTCCACGACAACACGGTGCCCAGCGACGGGGAGAACTGGACGTCGAGCCGCTTGTCGACCGGTGTCGACTGGTAGAGGTAGAGCGCCCGGTCGGAGTCGCGCTGCATCACCTTGAAGTTGATGTCCAGCCCGGCGATCTGCTGCGACAACTCCAGCAGGCCCGCAAACCTGGCCTGCGACGTGGCGCTGGGGCCAAGGGTCAGCGCGGCACCGCCGTTGGCACCAGGGATGGCCAGCCGTGTCACGACGTTGGCGTTGAAATAGCCCCGGATGCGGCTGGTGGCGGTGCCGACGCGGACGTCGTGGGTGTCGGTCTGGAGGTTGACCGCCGCCGTGGGCTTCGGCCAGCACAGGGTGCGGAGCATCAGGTGCGTGTCGTCGAAGCCGCTGAACGTCCATACCGTCTGGCCACCGGAGTGCTGGATCTCCGGCTCCTTGGCCAGCCAGCCGGACATGAACGTGACCGGAGTACCGACGGCGTTCTCGCGCCGCAAGATGATGCCCCGGTTGGCGGTGATCTTGCCACTGGAGTTGATCACCGGCGAGAGGATCGCCGCGTCTTCGGGGCTGGATGTGACCAGCGTCCACTGACCGACATCGTTGCGCCGGGCTACCACCGACAGCGAGTGCCAGGTGGACGTCGAGCCGATGACTTGTCGATTCTGGTCGCGGATGTAGACCTGTACGCCGTGGTCGATCATGCGGTCAGATACCTCGGTCGGTAGGTCATGGTGATTGCCGACTGGTCCGGCACGGTGCCGGTGAACAGCACGGTGACCCGGTTCGAGCCAGGCTGGAGCGACCACATGACTGGCCAGTCACCGGCGACGGCAGCCCAGACGTTGACGCCGCCGATGGTGAACTTCTGACTTGCCGGGGTGGCCGGGTCGGTGCGCACGATCAGGTTCTGGCCGTTGACGATGTTGGGCGTCAGCGAGAGCGTCTTTCCGGTGTCCCGGTTGCGCAGCGTGGCCGTGGCGATCGGGCCGTCGAGCCCCCAGCCGGGGAAGACATTGACGTCGCCGTCGATGACGACGGTACTGTCGCCGGTTGTCGTCGATGACGAGATGTAGAAGACGTTCACGGGGTCGCCGGGCGGGGCGAAGAAGCTGTAGCTCTGCGACGGCTCGAACAGCAACGACCGCTCGGTGCCGTATGGGAATGGGTTACGCGCCTTGAGCACGACAGTGAACGAGTCCCGGTAGGGGAACCCGGCCCGTCCGATCTCGGCGACGTCGAGGCCGGACGAGTAGGCCGCATCGATGCTGCGGCGCTCCCCACCCGGGTAGGCGATGGTGAGCACACCATTGCCCCGAGTCGGGTTGAAGCTGGCCATCAGCTCGCGCCGGTAGCCCTCCAGCTCGTCGAGGGTGTCGGCGTGGATGACGATGGGCAGCCCGATCTGCCGGGCTGCCCATCGCCGTCCGTTGAACAGGTCGCCACCGGCCGGGAGTGGCGTGTCGAACTCTTCCTGCGGAGGCATGTCCAGCCCGATGACAGTCCGACCATCGTCATCGACGCCGCCGAGCATGATGCCCGCATAGATGTGCTTCGACAGGGTGAGCGACGGCCCGCCGTTCGGCACCCATTCGACGTACGGCCAGTCCGGTGCCGGGGGTGCCGGTGTCGGGCTGGGTTCGACGATGACCGGCGGCTCCGGCGCGACCGTGCCGTATATGAGCGCGCGTACAGGCACGGACTACCCCCTCATTACTGGTCGTCTGGCCTGTCGCCGGGTCTCCAACATGAAGGCGACCTCGTGCGTCAGTGAGGCGGGAGTGCCGTAAGCCTGAACGGTCACCGAATTGCCGCCGTCGTACGAGCGCGTGTCCGACGGGTCGAGAATCCGCTCCGGGACGCCGGTGCCGTTGTAGGCCATCGTCAGCCCCGGCATCAGGTAGCCGCCGGAGTCGAACGTGAGGAACCGGCGCGGGTCGACGACGGAGCCGTTGACCCGGAATTCCTGATGCAGGTGGGGGCCGGTCGAATTGCCGGTCGAGCCTGAAAGGCCAACCAGTTCGCCCGGCGACACCACCCGGCCGGTCTTCCCGGCGAACGCCGACAGGTGGGCCTGGATGCTGCGCACGCCGCCCGCGCCCTGGATGCTGGCGTACTTGCCGTACGACCGGTTCCCCTTGTTGATGAAGTTCACGACACCGGCCATCGGCGCGAGGACCGCGTTGCCGGTCGGTGTTGGGAAGTCCTGGCCGGTGTGGCCGGGATACCCGTTGATCGGCACGCCGACTCGGTAGCTTCCAGGCAGGAGCGGGAAGGTGAAGCCGTCCTTGCCCCTACCGCTGAAGCCGAAGTCGATGATCGTCGGGGGACGCTCGGTGTCCTTGTCCTTCGCCCAGCCGAACAGCGAGTTGTAGGCGTGGTCGATGGTGCTGCGCGCGGCACCACCGGGGATCAGTGGCTTCTCGGGAAGTACGTCGAGCACCTTGTTCTTGGCGGGCTCCAAGGTGTTCTGGATGACGAACGCCAGACCCTTCTCCAGCAGCTTCGCCGCGTCGTTGATCAGGTCCGGGTTCTGGCCACGACTGAGGCCGAGGCCCAGGCCCACTTTGACCGTGTCCCAGGACCAACCGTCGAAGGGTCCGCCGAAGCCTTCGCCGTTGTTCAAGGCGTTGACCACGGCGGGACCCAGCGTCTGGGTGGCCTTCGGGTTCAGCACGGCCTCGCCGCCGAGCAGCATCCGGGGGGTCTCCCCGGTTCCCGGCACGATGCCGCCGGAGTGCATCTTGATCGGGTCGATCGGCTCGATGCTCGGGATGCCGGGGATGACGTCGAGGACGATATTCAGGCCACCGATGAAGAAGTCGTTGATGACCCCGATGACCCAGTTGATGCCCTGCTTCACCTTGGTTAGCGCGCCGGAGAAGATGCCGCCGAGGAAATCGCCGATGCCCTGGAAAATTCCGACCACGCCGTCGTAGAGGCCCTGGGCGGCGTGGACGATCCCCCAGAATCCGGCGACGAGCGGGTCGATGACGTTCGTCTTGATCGCGGCCCAGGCACGCTTCAGGCCTGCGACGATCGAGTCCCAGTTTCGGATGATCGCCAGCGCGGCCAGGCCGACCGGGCCGATCAGGATCGCGAGTATGAGCGGCCAGTTGTCCTTGACCCAGTTGAAGACGAACTTGATGGCCCCCCACACGGCGTTGAACACGGCGTCGACCACGTTCCGGAAGGTCTCCGAGGTCTCATAGGCCGACACGAGCGCGCTGGCGAGCCCCAGGATCAGCGAGATGACCAGCAGGAGGACGTTGGCCTTCATCGTGTTGTTCAAGATGGCCTGGGCAATGGTCCAGACCTTGATGCCTGCGGCGATGCCGATCAGCCCGGACACGATCGACGCCAGGATTATCGGGTCGATCGTCGCGATGACGGTGAAGATCCCGGTCAGCACGCCGAGCAGCGGCCCGCCCAGCGGTGCCATCGACTGGATGATGTTGCCGATGGCCCGGACGAACGCGGCCAGCATCTCCTTGACCTTCGGCCAGTTCTGCTGCACGTAGGCCAGGAAGTTCTGGAAGCCCTGGTTCTGGTCGAGGCTCGTGCCCCAGTCCGCGAACGCCTCGGTGAGGTCTACCAGGCCGTTCATGATGTCGCCGGACACCGGTCCGAAGGCCATCAGCAGGCCAGCAAAGCCGGTGGCGATGTTGCCAAGGGCCTGCCCGAACGCGGTGGCGCTCGGTCCGGCGGTCGCCGCCAGGAAGCCGAAGAAGTCCTGCCAGAATGGACTGCCCAGCGCCGCCTCCGCTGAGTCGAGCAGACCGGCGAACGCACCGGCCACGGCCAGCACGATCGGGGTCAGCATCGGCAGCAGCTTCTCGATGATCTGCATGCCCCGGATGAACAGCGGCAGCACCGCAGGCTCCAGCGACGTGGCCCAGGCCAGGAAGGCGTCGCGCAGGTGCAGGAAGCCGTCCATGAGCTTGCGCTGCTCGGGGGTGAGCTGGTCCATGGCGTAGGCGAGGTTCTGGATCGCGGCGTTGCCGCTCTCCATCTGCATCGCCGCAAGCTCGGCCTGCTGGGCCTGTGCCGCCAGGGCGTCGGTGACTCGACGAGACGCGTCCTCGTTGGCCTGAGCCGCGTCCTGCCGGGCGCGGGCCAGCTCCAGCTCGGCGTCACGGTTGCCCCGGAGCGCCTTGGTTACGGAGAGGGTGGCGTCTTCCAGGCTGTCCTGGGCGTTGACCACCTGCTCCATGCCGTCGATGCCCCGGCGCTCGGCCTCGTTGAGTTCGTCGGTGGCCCGGCCCTGGTCGCGCTTGACGTCGGACAGCCGGTCCTCGGCCTCCTCGACGTCGAGGGCAGCCTTGCGGCGGTCCAGGCCGAGCTGGAGGGAGTCCCGCTGCACCTGCTGAAGGCGCTCTTCGGCCTGGGCGACGTCGAGCAGCGCGCGGCGGCGGTCCAGCTCCGAGGAGGCGCTGTTCTTGTTGACCTCGGCAAGCCGCGCCCTGGCGTCGGCGAGCGCGATTTGCGCCGCCTCGGCCTGGGTGTCGTTGCCGCCAGCCAGGCCGGTCAGCCGGTTCTTGGCCTCTTCCAGCGCGATCTCGGCGGACTGCTCGTCGCGGGCCAGGTCGGAGACCAGCTCACGCATGTCCTCCAGGGTCCGCAGGGCGTCCTGTCGAGCCCGGGTGAGATCTTCCTGTGCCCGGCGCTGGTCCTCCTGGGCGTTGAGCAGCGCGATGCCGGAGTCGATGACGCGTTCCTGAGCAGACGCGATCCGGCGGTCGCCGTCCTCGGCGGTCCGGGCCACGTCACGCTGAGCGTCGGCGACCCGCTGGGCAGCCTGCTGGGCCGCGTAGGCGTTGGAGAGCTGCTGGGCAGCCCTGGTGCCTGACGTGGTGGCGGCAGACTTCTCCGCAGTCTCCTGAGCCTTCACAGCCTCGGTCACGGCGCTGATGGCCGGGAGGGCGACGGCGATGAGCCCACCGACGCCGACACCGGCACCGGCGAACGCCGCCGCGAGCCCGCCGACGGCGACCGTGACCGCGCCGAGCCCGGGGAGGAACGCCGGGGCGATAGCGCCGCCGAGCAGAATCAGGCCACCGATTTGGGTGGCCAGGAATCGGGTCGAGCCGATGGCCTGGCTGTCGTTGACGTGGACGTCGACCTCGGCGTCTTCGCCATCCAGTCGGTTGATCATCGCCTGGACGGCGGACAGCTCGGCGATGGCCTGACCAGCGTTGACCCGGACGTCGACGGAGGCGTCGTCGCGGGCTACGGCCTGGAGTTCGGCGACGAGCGCGGCAAGCTCAGCCTGAGCCTCACCGGCGTCGATGTCCACGCCGATGCGCAGGTCGCGCATCGCGTCCAGGCGGGCGCGGAGGCCCGCCAGGGCAGCATTGACACCGGTGATGTCCGCGCTGATCGGGATGTCCGGCAGCGCCTTGTAGGCGGCGTCCAGGCGCTTGCGGAAGGCGTCGGAGAACTTGCCCCCGGCGCTGACCCCGGCCCGGTCGAAGTCGCGGTCGAGGACGCGTCCGTCGACCGTCGGCTGTACCGGGATCTCGACCTTCTGCGAGTTCTCGCGCAGTTCCCTGCTGATTTGCTTGTTGAAGCCCCGGAGGCTCGGAACGACATCGATGAACGCCTGGCCAGCCTTGTAGGCCACGACGCCTCCCCGGGTCTACTCGTCTTCGTCGCTGACGCGTAGCGCCCGCTTGACTCGATTGGCATGTGCTGGGGTGACAGCGGTCACGATGTCCAAGACATCGCGCGCGCCCCAGCGCTTCTTGGCGCGGTCCCGGGCCGTCTCCGGCCGAGGGAACGGCTTCGGAGCTTTCGGCTTGCCCTTCTTCTTGCCGCTGTTGGCGACGATGAAATTCGTGTTGAGCATCCCGAGCAGGTCGTGGATGCCCGCCAAGATCTCTTCGGTGGTGCCGAACTCGGTGATCGGTGGCCGGTACTCGCGCACCGGCGCGTCGCGCGTCAGGTCGACGATCTCGTCGTCCTGGGCCATGGCCTCGACGAACCTCGACGTGCGGGGGAAGCCGTCGATCAGGTTCAGCAGGAAGCGGTACCGGTGGCGGCGCAGGAGATCAGCGAGGTCCCAGCCCCCGCCGAACCCCTGCCCGCCGAGGGCCAGATCAGCTTCGATGGCTTCCCAGTACCGGACCAGAATCGCTATCAGCCGAGAAAATTTGCCGGGTCGATCCCGTAGTGCTCGTACCAGCCGCGCAGCAGCGGGTTGACCTTCCAGACGGGCAGCGGCCCGGCCTCGGCGAAGTCCTCGTACCGGTCGCCCATCAGGATGGGCAGCATCATGACCTGGCCACCGGGGGAGTTGCCGAGGTTCAGGATCTGCACGATGTCGACCTCGGCCGGATCGGCGAGGATGAACTTCTTGCCGCCGTGGGTGAACTCGAACGGCTTCTTGACCTCCCCCTCGCGGGTGAGGCCGTCCAGGTTGAACGCGGCACCGGCGCGACGTGCGGGCGGCTTGCGATCCTGGGGCTTACGAGGCGCTGTTGCCATGGGGGTCGGCTCCTACTCAGGCTGTGGGGGTATCGGGGGTTTCGGTGGCTCGCGCGCGCCGGGCCTGGGACCGGCTCACGATGGCGGGCGGGGAGCCTGGCACCGGCTCCGAGCGCCGATGTTCGGCCTCGTCCTCCGGCAGTGGCGGTGTCTCGATGCGGCTGTCGTCGTCGAACGGCTGCGGCAGCTCGAACGAGGGCTCGACTTCCTGCCAGCCCTCGGCGATGAGCTGGGTGGCGTTGGAAGCGGTCTTGGTGCTGACGGTCTTGCCGCCGCGCGTGAAATGCCTCTCGCGCACGTTCACTCCTTACGTGGGGGGTGGGGGTGATGGGGGTAGAGCGCGGGCGAGCCGTCACCCCCGCGACGACTCGCCCGCGCCGCCTATCAGGTGCCGGGGTCGGGCGGGAAGCCCTCGTCCTCGGGCACGCGGCCGGGACCGGCGAAGAAGTGCCTGACGGCAGTGCCTTCGTCGCTGTCCTGGAACGCGGTGTAGGTGAGCTGGTAGGAGACCGGCGTGTCCGAGTCCTGCCAGGTCTGCTCGGCAACCTCGGTCACCTTGGACCGGAGGAAGTGCTGGCCTCGGTAGTATTCGCCGCCCGCTGCCGTGTCCCGGGCGATCACGAGGATGCGCCGGTACGGGAACGGGGGCAGCGGAGCCTCGTCGAACGAGGACTCGCCGCCGGTGGCGGTCAGGACGGTGGACAGATCCTGGCCGATGTACTCCTGGAGCACGGTCAGGCTCGTCTCCATCGCGGTGACGGTGAGTCGCTTGGTCGCCCGGCGGATGTCCGACCGGACCGGCTCAGCGCCGCCCCAGCCGAAGATCTCGGAGACCTCGGTCTCACGGGGCCATGCCACGCCGTCCTCCGTGATCCATCCCAGCGGCTCATAGTCGGTGGGGATGGCCACGAGAGCACCGGTCGTGTCGGTGATCGCGGTAATGACAGCGGCGGACATGGGCGCAACGAACACAGCGCCAGCCATGCCCTTGCGCACCAGGTCGTTGTTCCTGACGTTGATGTCGTCGAAAAGGGCCATGACGACGTTCCCTTCTATGCGGGGCGGTTAGACCCCGCGAGGGCGGGGCGATTGGATTTCGGGGGTGAGCGTCAGCGGCGAAAGCTGAGCCGGTATGTCGCCGTGTGGTACCGGGTAGATGGGTCCGGCCACGGCAGTTCAAAGGGGCTGGCCTCGGTCTCGCAGCGGTCGAGACGGCCAGCCGTGGTGATGTGCGGGTAGCTCAGAAGTCGCTGACGGACGGCCTCGGAGAGGTCGCGAGAGGTCTCGTAGTCGGCGGCGTAGACGTCGACGACCATCCGCACGAAATCGGTCAGCTTGTCGTCGGTGCCGCCGACCTTGCGGACGCGGATCACCGGCATGTCCTGCTGGAAGTCCGGCTGGAGCTGGGACCCAACGATGTCGCTCACAATGAGGTCGTCGAGCAGGTTGACCAGCACCAGGTGGGGGTCCGGCCACGGAGCCAGGTCGGCCATCAGAACTGGTACCGCTCGATGTAGTCGACGGTGCGCGACAGCACGTGGTGGCCGTGGAACCATTCGACGGCGGCTGCGTGGTCGGCCTTGTTGTGGAGCCTGGCCATGGCACGGCGGCTGTTGGCACGGCGGCCGATGCGCCCGCTGGTGAGGCCCCTTTCGACCTCGAACGACTTGGCGTACTCGCCGCTGTCCACCGGGGAGATCGCCACGGCGTAGTTGCGTCCGGCGTCGGCGAAGGTGCCGACGAGCTTGTGCATCTCGGGGCCGTTCAGCATCTCGGCGATGCCCTTGTGGTCGGGGACGTAGCGCATCGACTGGCCCCCTAGCCGTTGGCCCGCTTGAGGGCGATCTGGGTACCGATGTGGATGTGGGTCCAGGGCGACTGCCACCGGCCGGGCTCGCCGTCGACCTGCCAGATGACGGTCTCTTCGCCGTCGTTGGTCAGGTGGATGATCTCCGGGATGAGCACTTCGTCGGTGGCCTGGATGTCAGCGCCGAACGGCACGAACAGCCAGTAGCCGACGATCACCGTCTCGCGCAGGTCGGTCTCTTCGTCCGAGAAGCGCGGTGCCCACGCGCACCCCTCCTGCTCGCGCGTGGTGTGCCCGGTGGGGTCGTTGAAGGTCGTCCGACCTGAGGGCCGGCGAATTATCACCGGCCCCATGACCGGCGGGAACATCAGCACAACCTCTCGGCGTCGAAGACGCGCCGTGGCAGGTCAGTGGGCGTGGTGTCGATCTGGAAGGCCCGGCCACCGGCGCTGCCGAGCAGTTCGCGGCGTTCGCTGGGCGACAGGAAGCTTCCACCCGGCTCGTCGCCGCTGTGCGTGTAGCCCCGGGTGAACGGCCCGGTGGTCTCCTGCATCTGCCGGTACCCCTCGGGGTTCCTGGCGTGCCGGATGACCATCCGGGCGACGATCTTCTGAACTCGTTCCAGCGGGACCCGGCCGTCGCCGATACGTTCGGCGATGTCCGGGACGGAGGCCACGATGGTGTCCTCGGCGTCGTCGATAAGCGTTGCCAGCGTGGCTGCGTCGGGGATCTCCCCGGAACCGAGCCAGCGGTCGCAGACGTCCTGGGGCGACGTGTAGGCCATCAGGACCCTCCGGTCAGCGTGTCGGGATACCGGCTCTGTCGAGTACGTCGATGACGTGTGTGCGCGTCATCTCGGCGTTGACCTCGACGCCGTGGTCTCTGGCGTAGTCGAACCACGCCTCGACGGTCGAGCCCTTGCCATATCTCGGGGGTGGCGTGGCCTCGTCGGGTACCGGCGGGACCTCCGAGTCGTCCTCGGAGGTCCACGCCGATTCCTCGGTGATGAGGTCCGCCGCCCAGTCGGGCACGTGCTCCGTCTCCGGGCCGAACGCCTCCACGAGGAAGGTGTTGGGGTTCCGGAGCAGGAAACGGCCAGTCAGGCGGCGGGCCATGTCACAGCACCGTCGCGACGAACGACAGGTCCGGGTTGGCGAGCACCGGCAGGCCAATGGCATCGCCAATGACCTCAAGCCCATGCGGGGGCTTGTCGTGCTGGTACACACCGACCACGACGCCGGGCTGGTCCGAGTCCTCGATCCCGTAACCGGGAACCGTGGACGAGAGCGTGCGGCCCCACCAGGTGCCACCCAGGTCCGTGCCTTCAGCGTCATTGGTGTCGACGGCAGCAGGCAGGAGGTACACCTTGTTGTCGGGCAGCACCTTGGTGAGGGTGCCATTGACCTTGACCCGACGGTCGTAGAGCGTGATCGGCGGGAGGCCATTGCCGATCACCAGGTCGCGAACGTCCTGAGTGATGGCGGGCCGGGTGGCACCACCCTGGAGGACCATCCGGAACTGGTCGCCGTTGCACAGCGCCCGGAAGGCCCGGGTCGACATGAGCAGCGCGCCCGGCTCCGAGCCGGTGTCGTCGGTGTACGTCTGCGACCAGGTGGAGAGCTGGGTCAGACGGTCAGCCGCCGTGTTCGACCAGAGCGTGCCTGCGGTGACGGCGTGGTCGGCATCGCGGCCGAAGTTGTCCGCGCTCTTGAAGTTGTACTGGTCGATCGTGGCGATGCCAGTGTCGATCACGATGCCGCGCAGCCGCTCGATCGCATCAGCGATGGCGCGGACCGTGCGGTCCGTCGCCCCCTGCACGGTCACCAGGGCCAGCTCGGCGCTGACGCTGCCGCCACGGGCGCGAAGCTGCTCGTACTCCGTGATCGGCTCGCTCCGGCCGAGAGCAGGCAGCTCGATCGTCACCCGACGGGAGACGTCGCGGTTGCCGATCTCAGGCTCGGCGTCGAACGCGCGGAAGTTCGCGACGTCGACCAGGCCACCGTTCTGGCCCGCGACGAAGCGCGCCACAACGTCGGAGATGAACCGGTTGGGGAGGAAGCGGGCCAGAGTGCCCTGTCGGGCCTCGTACGCCGCCAGGGACTCACGGGCGTACCCCGAGAGGGTCGCCGGGTCAATGACCTCAGTCCAGAGCGCCATCAGCTACCAGCCCCCGCCAGGAACACAACAGTGGTGCGGTTGTTGGCCGCAGTGGGAACGGTGAATCCGACCGGCAGGAACTCCGTCTTGACTCGACCGTGGTCGAGCATGGGAGCGGGGATGTCGCCGGTGCCGATCACCGACTGGTCGGTGAAGAGGAAGCCCCAGAGGACTCCGGTGCCAGTGCCGCCGCCCGAGACATACGGGACGGCGAGGCCGCTGGCGATTCGCGCCAGCGGGGTGCCGGACAGGATGTAGCCGTCCGGCCAGTAGGTGTTCTCGGTGAAAGCGGAGATGTCGAGAGTGACGGTCTGGCATTCCCAGATGCCATGCGCCGACCCCAGCCACCGCTGGTCGCCTGCACCGAACTGCTCAGTCCGAAGACGAGGCATGATTCGGTCCTTTCATCAGGTGTTTTTGGTGCCCACACGGGCCTTGAAGAGGTCCCTGCCCGCCGTGACGGAGCCCTTGGCGGGCGCACCGTTACCACCACCGGACTGCGGCACGTAGCCGGGTCGGTGCTGGTCGGGGACTGGCGCGGGAAAGAGCTTCAGAAGCTCGTCCGCGTCTACCACCAGCTCTTCCTTGGTGGCACCGGTCAGCCGTGCGGCTTGAGCCGGGGTGAGGCCCTTCTCGTTGGCGACCTCGGCGCGCCAGCGGGCGGCGCGTTCGGTGGCCAGTTGCTCCTCGTGCTTGGTGACGCGCTCGGTGAGCTTGTCGACCTCGGAGGGGTCCTTCGCGTCCTTCGCGCCCAGTACCTCAGCGAGTTTTTCCAGCGGTGCCAGCTTCTCGACCTGGGCCTTCAGCGCGTCGTTTTCTTGGCGCGCGGCGATCAGGTCGGGGAATTGCTTGGCCCGCTGTTCCCACTTCTTGGCTTCGGCCTCCCAGTCCGTTTCGGCTGGGGGCTTGTCGTCGGGCTTCGGCTTCGGGTCGCCGCCCGGCTTCGGCTGGGGATCGCCGCCACCACCTGCTGGCGGGTCGGCATCGAAGCCGAGTCCGATCAGGTGTTGCGGGAGCCCGGAGAAACCGGTGCGGGGATGAGTCCGGAGAAGGGACGAGGGCATGGTGATTCCTCCCGTGCGGGATGTGGTGGCCGTGCGGCCGGAGGGGGTTTCAAGCGATTTGCAAGTAGAGTGCAAAACCGCAGGTCAGAGGTCCGTTACTTGAACGGATGATCTTTCAAGTAGTCCGTGAAGCCGTCGAGAGTGACCGCGCCACGGACCGACTCGGAGTAGGTGTCCCACTTCTGCTGCGCGCGCTGGATGATGTCCGGCAGGTCATCCTCGTTATCGACCCGGATCTCGCGCGCCTGGCAGAAACAGTGGTCGTGGTAGCGCATGGTGTCCGGCCGACCGCTGGTGCCGGTGGACCGGCCAGTGGTCGCCGTGGCTGTCAGCTCGGTGTGGTAGACCGCGCCCCGGGAGGCGAGCATCAGGCAGAACGAGCACGGATCGTCGCCGGTGGGCACCCGGGCGAACCGGGTCTTGGCCTGCACCGTGGCGTCATAGATCGTCGTCCGGTTCGGCTCGTCGACGTGGCGCTGGAGCGAAGCGGTTAGCTGGCGCTCGACCAGCTCCAGATCCCCGGTCGTCAGTGGCCGGGTTGCCCAGCCGAACGACCGCTCCAACTCGTCGATCGAGATCCGATCCGACGGGCGCGGGCTGGGCAGCCTGACACCGGCCAGAGTTCGGTCGAGTTCGAGGTACCGGATGGCCGACATCGCGGCCTGCTCGCCCATCAGGAAGGCGATGTCGATGAACGCCTCGCGCAAGGTCTCCCAGGCGCTCTCCGGCGTCGACATGTCCGCGTCAGCCATCGCCGCCAGCAGCATCGAAATGGCGATGAGCCGGATCGACTCCAGCTCCGTCGTCATGTCGTCGACGGGAGCCATCAGGCCTCTTCTTCCTCGGTCTCACGCTGGCTCAGCGCGCGGGCGCGCGGGTCAGCGCCCCCGGCAGCCTGGGCGAGTTGCAGGCGGGCGATCTCAGCCGCCTGGACACGGTTCTCCAGCATCAGCCGGTCGATCGTCGACTGGTCCAGGCCAAGCTGCTCGAAGGTGATCTCAGAGCGGGGCAGGTACACGCCGGTGCTGACCAGAGACATGACCGACTGGGCTGCCGCCTGCCGCGTCCTGGTGGCCGGGTCTCCCCAGCGGTCCCGGAGCTGGCGCAGCTCTGGCCGCAGCACGTTGGTGCCCTCGCGCAGCATCAGGGCGAGCTGCCCGAGCTGCACCCAGCCGGAGCCGAAGGAGTCGTGCGCCCGCTCGGCGATCTTGTTCAGCTCGGCCTCGGCCGCGTTGATCGCGTCGGCCGAGGACGGGTTGTCGTGGATGATCCCGAGGTAGTTCACCGGGATGGCGGTCTCCCCGGCGAATCCCGTGGCCACCTGCCGCAGCATCTCGATGTGCGGCTGCATGGACGCGGCCGGGAACTGGCCAACCTTCGGCAGCTCGGGTCGGTCCAGGCCGTCGTCGTCAGGCTCCGGCTGAGGGATGGCCCAGATCCGGCCCAGAATGGTCTCCCAGCCGGTACGGACGTTGCCGTCCTTGTCCTGGAACGCCGACTCGTCGGCACCCATGACCCACCGCTGGGGACTGCTGTAGAACTCGGCCGAAACCTCGGTGCGGAGCATCGTCCGGACGGCGGTGTCGGTGATCGACATGACGGGCCGGGTGATCCGGGACATGCCGAACTCGCGCTCCAGGAACGGCCGGTACACCAGCGGGGAGCAGAGCACACGGCCGGTCGGGTTGTCCGTCCGGGAGATCGTCTCCCGGCCGTTCTCGTCCCGCTCCAGCGTGATGATCTGGTCCGGCAGATACAGGATCTCCGCACGCTCGGACTTCCGGTCGCCCTGGACGACCTCCAGCGCCGCGCTGAGGCGACGTCGGCGGCGGTCGTATATGGCGGTGGCCTGCCGCGCCGACCGCACGGAGATCACGATCTCCGGGTCACCGACGCTGGGGTCGCCGATGGTGGCGAACCCGAACGCCGTGCCGTGTGTCAACCCCGAGATGTGGGCCTGGCTGCGCTCCAGCGTCATGTTGTTCTGGGCGTCGATGTCGGCCAGCATTTCGACCAGCTCGGACTCGACGGGGAGCACGAAGCCCTGGAAGTTCAGCCGCTGTTCGAGCACGTCGACGGCCTTCGCTGGCCAGCCGATCACCGTCTCGATGGTGGCCATGCTCGGCGGGATCGAGATGCCGAGGGTGTCCAGCCGCTTGCGGCCCTCGTAGTAGTGCGACCGCAGGCGGTTGCGGTTCTCCTTCTGCCGGAGCTTGCCGCGCAGCCGGGTCAGGATGTCCCGCTCGTTGTCGGACAGGCCCTGGAGCGTCAGGAGGACGGGAGGCTCAGCCACTACGCGCTCCCTTCGGCGTGAAAGATCGTCTGCCTGCCGACGGTGGCGACCGGCGTGAAGCCGAGTCCGGCGTAGTCATGGATGAAGTTGTGGTCGGCTACCGGGCCGGTTGCTGGCTCGGTCCAGTCGACGGTGTAGACGTCTCGACGTGACCAGGCGCGGAGGTTGTCGACGGCGGCTTGGAGGTCGGACGGCGGGATGTGCATCAGCACTTCCACCGCCAGCACAAGATCAGATGCCCGTACCGGCCGGTACGTCAGCAGGTCGGCCTCGACCAGCCGGGGCCACTCGCCAAGAGCGGCGCGGGCCTCGGCCAGCCGGTCGGTGGAGATATCGATGCCGATATACGAGGCATCCGGCCACAGCTTCAGAGCGAGGGCGGCGATCCGCCCCTGGCCGACGCCGACTTCGAGAATCGATTTCGGGCTGATCTTGGACCACTCGTCGAGAAGAACAATCTCCTGAGCCCGGTGCGCCGGGCGATTGGGAAATGGCGGATGGATGGCCCAATAGGCGCGTGGGTCATATCCCATGCCGCAACCCCTGTCAGTCAGCTCAGGACGAGGACTCTTTGCTTCCTCGGTTCGCGGGTCTTCCCGATCCCCTTGGCAATCGCATCGAGGCGGGCCTTCCAGGCCAGCACCCCCGCGTAGGCGGCGTCGATCTTGTTGGGCGAGTCGGGGTAGCTCTTGTAGAGCAGGTAGCCCTGCGGCACCGTCCGGCGACGTGCGTTCAGCACATGCGCCGTGAGGTAGTAGCCGCCGTCGTGGGTCATCTCGCCGTTGACGATGGCGTCGTGGGTGCGCTTCACCCACTCGACCATCCGGACGTCCTTGCCACGCGGCCACACCGCGATCGGGGCAGTCTGCGAGGCCTTCACCCTGAGCCGGTGCCCGAACTTGGCCTCCCACTGGGCCACGTAGGCGTTCCAGCCCGACGGGTCGGCGTAGAACCCGGCCACCTTGTACGTGGTGAACGCGGTCTTGACCGCCGAGTCGATCTGGTCGACCGGCGGCACCCATTCACGGTCCTTCGGGTCGCCCTGCCACACGGCGATCTCGAACAGGTGGCCGTCGGCCACCCGGCAGCCGATGAGCGCCGTCGCGTCGGCCCGACCGCGGGTGCGGCCCATCGAGCCGTCGAAGCCCATCGTGATCACGTCACCGGCCTTGACCGGCTCGACGTAGACGCGCTCGCCGTCCTCGTCGACCGCGTGCTCGTAGTGCCGGGCTCGCCATTCGACGGCCGACACCCACGAGTCCGAGGCGTGGGTGATCTGGTTCAGGTAGTCCGACCGGGCGAGCTGGGGGTCCGTCGCCGGGTCCCAGATCCGCTCGATCTGCGACTCCAGGTCCACGTGCCCGGGCGCGCAGGGCGGCTCATGGAGCACGCATCCGTCCGTGTGGCCGGACGAGTCGCCGTAGGAGTGACGCAGGCCAATGGTCAGCGATTCGCGGTCGCTCATGTCCGTGTCGGCCGGTGCCTCACGGTGGTCCCAGAGGATGCTGTCGGTGCGCGAGCGGCCCTCCCGGGCCAACTGCCACGCCTCAGCCGACTTCTCGGCCACCGACTCCTCGCCGGGGATGTAGGCGTTGGGAGCCTCGACCGTCCGGCCACCGTTCTTCGAGCAGTTGGTCCGGATGTACTGGGCCAACCGGATGCCGCCGTTGGACGGCACCCACTCCTCGGTCTGGTCGAGCACGGCGAACGTGGCCGGTGCACCCTTGGTGGTCCGCGCCGAGGACGTGATCTGCCGTATCGAGCCGCGCGGCAGGGCCACGAACGTGTCCATCGGGTCGACCCGGTACTCGTCGACGACCGGGCCTTCGCGCAGCATCTCCAGCAGCGGCTGCCAGGTGTTGCGGGTCTGCTCCTCCGACACGGCGGCAATGTTCACCAGCGGTGTGCGGATCGTCGACCATGGCTTGCCGATCGGTTGGCCCGTGGCGTCCCAGCCGTCGAACACGGTGTCGGCCAGGCCCTCGACGATCGCGAGCGCACCCAGCATCGGGGACTTGCCCCAGCCACGAGGCCTGCCGAGCACGGCCCGGTCGTACCGGAACCGGCCGGTGGCAGGGTCGATCTCGTAGTAGCGGAGCACGAAGTCTTCCTGCTCGCGGTACAGGATGAACGGCTCGTAGGAACCCTTAGCTGGTGCAGCCAGGTATTCGGCGATCCAGTCGATCACGTACCAGCCGAGTGTCGGAACCTCGCCCTTTGCCTTTGGCTTCCAGGGCATTAGGCACTCTTGAGCGGGCCTCGGCGCGCGCGGGCGGATGCACCGGTGTCCTTTTTGTCGCGCCGATCCTCGGCCTCGTCGGCCTGGACGAACTGGATTCGCAGTCGTGCGCGATCCTCGGGAGTAGCGCCGAACTTAGCAACTCGCAGGCGCAATTCGGCGGCGACTTTTGTATCGCCATTCCACAATTGCGAATGGAGAATTGCAGCGTCGAGCATAAAGTCCCAGTCAATGTCGGAGAATTCCGTCGACAAGGGCGACTCGCCCCAGTGCTGCCACCAGCGCAGGGTCTGCTCCGGCCACCGGACTCCACCGGGTAGATCCGGCTGCGATACAGGGCGATTGACCACCGCGCGTAGCGGGATTGGGTCCACGTTGCGCCGAGCCCTCTTGCTCGGGTCCTTTGGGGCGCGCCCAACTCCAGCCATGATCATTCCTCCCGTGCGGGTGGGGCCTGAAGCCCCGTGCGAGGCTGATTCAGGCGTGGTCAATCGGTACATAACCGCAGCTCAGGCGGGCATTGAGAATCATTCCCATTAGATCGACCAGATACGTCCGAATTGCGAGCACCAATGCGGAACGTGC